CTCGGCGCCAGCACCTGCGTCTCCTCCCCCAGCACCAGCATCAGGCAGTCGCGCACCAGCGCGTCCACGCCGTGCAGGGCCAGCGCGTCCGAAGTCGCGGTGTGCGGGTGCGCGCTTTCGATCAGGCGGCCGGCGGCGTCGGCCACGGGCTCGCCCGTCTCATCCACCACGCGGCCGCGCGCGTGCAGCGCCAAGTCGCTCCCGGTCCGCGTGTTGGTGCAGCCGATGGCCACCAGCTCGCCAGTGTCGAGCTCCACCACCGTCTCGCCCGGCCTTGCCGGGACGTCTTCTCGTTTCGTGTAGGCCATCAGGTCATTCCGGAATCAGGTCGTAAGGGGGCGGGTTCGGCCCGCCGCCGCCACCGCCGCCACCGATGCCGCCACCGCCGCCACCGGAGCCGCCGGCCGGCGGGAACGTCACCTTCAGCGAGGTCACGGCTACGCGGCCGTACACGTTGGCGGCGGCCACCGGGGTGTTGGCCACGCCCAGGGGCCGCGTGCCGCCCTCGAGGCGCGGGTCGTCGAAGTAGAGGAACACCGTGCGCGACGTGGACGGAGGGCCCGTCACGCTGGCGCTGCTGGCGCCATAGGCAATGGTGCGATCGCCGATGACCAGGTGACCGGCGCTCATGCTGATGGTGGCGGTGGAATCTCCAGTGGTCGGACTCACGGCCGAGTACGTCACCTCGGTGTCCATCCCCCACATGCGGGTCTGGTTGGTGATGGCGTTCGGCGGCAGTGCCAGCACGCCCTTGCGGTGCGTGTCCGGGACGGACACCGCCGCAGCTGCCCAGGCCGATGTGAGTTCGCCCATCCCCAGCGCCCGGGCCTCGATGTCGTAGCCCTCGGCCCGCTCGATCTCTCGAATCTGGATCGGCGCATCCGGGAGGAATCGACGGATGTGCCAGGCTTGGGTTCCGGTCTCGCGCCAGCGCACCTCGATCGCGGTCACGGGCGACTTCACAGGGCCATCGTCCGATAGATCGGGAAGTGCCCCGCACGGGGCCCAGGCACCCTCACGTTGATCACCGGGCGATGGATCCCGGCGTCGTCGGCCTCTGTGCCGCCGCCATCCACGACGACGGTCGGTGCGTCGGGCGGCTCGAGGTACGGCCGCCCGCTGATCTCGCTCACCAGGTTGTCCGGTGGATCGGCCCAGAACGGTGCGATGCGGGCATCCCACGCGACGCCGGTGATGTTGAAGTCCAGGTCCGACGTCGCCCGCATGTGCGTCACTAGGAGCAGCGGCTTGTCGACGCCGGTTTCCCCCAAGATGGCCACGTGCCCATGCTGGACGCCATCCGGGCCGGTGGTGGGTGGCATGGTCGCCAGGTAGAAGGTGCCCGTCCGCGAACTGTGCGGCGTGCAGTTGATCGTGTGCACCGCACCCCTCGTCCGGATCTGCATCCGGTAGGACTTCGCCGGGTCCGTTTCGATGTCGGCCTCGAGCTTGAGCGTGGCTGCTCCGGTGGGGCCTCCGGCCGTCAGGGCCGCCACTCGCCCGTAGCCGACGCCCCACTCCGGCACGTCATGCGCCACCGTGCACGGGCTGCCCTTCGTCAGCTTGAGCGCCGCGATGTCACTCATCCAGCTGTACCGGCCAGCCGAGAACTTGGCCTGGGCCACGTGCATGCGCCCCATGCGCCACGCCTGCTGCGGCATGATCGTCGCCTGCAGGTTCAGCTCTTCGAACACCATGGGCTCTGGCAGGCTCGACGCGTTCCCGCGTGCATCGACGCCGCGATAGCTGTAGCCGTCGTCGAGGACGATGATCTCGTCGTCCTGCCAGTTGGCCAGTGGGTTGCGGAACTTCACCCGGAGCGCGTGGGGAATCCGCACGAAGGTGCGCTGGAGCGTGAAGTCCTTCACTTCTGTAGGCGCGAACGGCGCCGGCGCCAGCGGCTCGGAATCGGGCAGGAACGTGACCCCGTAGCGGCCGTCGGTCATGGTGCGTTCGCCGCCCGAGATCCGGAGCAGCATGTCGATCACCTGGCCTACGGTGCTGGTCGTGTCGACGACCATCCGCGTCTCGAGCTCGTGCCGGTCGCAGAAGTCCACGAAGTCGAGAATCTGCGGCAGGTTTATGCGGGAGGCCGGCACCTTCCGCAGCGTGTCCGGGCAGGTGGTCAGCAGGTAGTGGTAGAGCCAGCCGGCGTTGAGCGTCCGCTGTCTGGACCAGGTCCCTGCCGTCTCGTTGTAGACGGGGTACTTCGGCCTCACCATCACCGAGAAGGTCTGCAGGGTGCCGTTGAGCTGGTTGTCCGCCCGGATCCGCATGGCGATCTTGAGCGTGCCGGTCCGGCTGGCGGGCACGTTGCGCACCGACAGCAGCGAATTCCAGATGCACATGTCGACCCAGGTGTCGGCCGGGTTCTTCGGCCCGTTGCTGCGCCGGCGGACCCTGACCTCGTACTGCCCCGCCGGTACGTCCCAGGCCAGCCCGAAGGCGAACGGGTCGTACCACATGAGGTTCTTGGTGAACATGCCGCGCGCTTCGTACGCGCCGTTGAGGTTCGAGAGCCGCGGGCTCGGCGGCTGCAGCCAGGTGCTCGAGCCGAGCGGCCGGTAGTGCACGTCCCACCACATGTCGATGGGATAGCGGCCCTGCCCCGTGTCCGGGATTCCGAAGTAGCCTTGGGGGCACAGGAAGTCGAGGCTGATCGTCTCGGTCCCCGGCGCCGTTGTGCGGATCAGCTCGTCGTCTTCCTCCATCGTGGCCCCGACGGCGGTTTGCGCGGCGTCGTTGCGGTAGAGGCTCGGGTTGGTGTTGACCTGATACTGCACGCTGTCGTAGGCCGACAGCAGCGTGTTGCCGATCGTGGCGGTGGCCATGTCGACGTCGTCGGCCTCGACGTTGTAGCCGAGGTCGAAGAGGCAGTACTGGTAGCTGTGGTCGCCGGTGGCCACCATGTACGGCATGGCCGCGTGCGGTGGGAAGTAGCGGGACTCGCCCAGGACATGCGGGATCGGGCCGCCTGGGTTGATCTGGTTGGAATTGCCGGTGAGCGCGTGCCAAGGCTTCTGGCCATCGTTCGATAGGGGCGACGGCGGCTTGACGAGCGCGTTCACGGCGACCGACGCGGCCATCATCGCCACGGTGCCCCACTGCGCCGTGGTTAGGCCCCATGCGCCGGTGTCGAGGTAGCCGGTGTAGGCGAAGACCACGATGGTCACCACGATCATCAGGACCGCGCGCCAGTTCGAGTTCATGCTCCCCTGCGGCAGGCCAGTGACCTCGATTACGGCGCCACGCTTGGGGCGCACCCGGTCCCACAGGGCCGCCGGGACCTCGTACCCACCCACGCGGACCTCGAGAGGCGCCAGCGGCTTGTCCCCGGCCGCGGCGCGGAGCATCTCCCCAATCGTCTGCCCCTCCCGGGCCATGATGGTGCCGGTGTCCGAGGAGAACGGATGCGGGCGCAGCACCAGCGGCAGGTGGTCGGCAGACGCGAGCGGCTGCAGGCGGCGCTTCTCACCCATGGCGGTAAAAGCCCTCCAGCTGCGCGGTCCACTCCGGATGCCCCAGACGCTCCACGCGCGACTCGCCGGCCTCGCAATCGGCGTGCAGGAACTGGCCGCGCGAGACGACCACGCCCACATGGCGCCCCGCTGGCGTGTTGAAGATGGCCAGGTCGAGCGGCACGGGCCGATCCACGAGAGTCCAGCCGGCGGCCTTCGCCTCGGCCGGGCTCGCCGGCATGTCGATGCCGTGGGCGGCCAGCACGCGTTTCACCAGGGCACGGCAATCCGCCTCGGCATACGGGATGCCGAGGAAAGGTCGGGCGTCGATGCTCACACGTAGATTCCGGGGCTGTTCGTCGGGTTGTAGGTGGTGCCGGGGAACGCCTGGTTGAGGATGTCCTCCTCGTAGCCCAGCTGCAGGTCGATCGTCAGTTCGCTGGCGGTGGCCGCCTGGATCACGAATTCGAAGGGGCCGTACACCGCCTGGTTCGGCTGGCTGGCCATGACCCACACCAGCTCGCACTTCGGCACGCCGGTGTAGGAGCGCAGGAGATTCAGCACCGCACGGTCGATGTTGTCCACGCGCAGCGTCACGGTCGGCGACTGCTGCGCGCTGTCCTCGGGCGGCTGGCCGTCGAATGCCCAGGGCTGGTAGACCTGCCCGTTCCGGGTTATCGACTCGACGTTGTTCACGACACGCATGGTCTCGAGGCCGGTGCCGCTGATCTGCATGAGGGCCAGGAACGGCTCGGACTCCCGCGCGAGGATCGCCTGCGCGGTTTCAGGGGTCAGGGTCCGCATGGTCAGGTGGTGAGGGTCTTGCCGGACGGCTTGTCGGTGAGGAACGAGCCGGACCCGTCGCCAAGGGGGAACGTGCCCTGGAAGCTCGAGAGCTTCTCCAGCGGAAGTTCAACGCGCCATCTGCGCGCCGATCCCGCCGGGGAATAGCTCGGTCGACCGGTGAACCGGTATTCGACCGTGGTCAGGTCGTGGGGCTTCGTGACATCGCGGTAGTTGAATGGCGCCACGCGCTTGAGCGTGACCTCCCAGAAGTCGAGAACGGTCTGCAGCTGCGCCGCGGTGCAGAACAGCACGGCGCGCACCTGCTCCGGCGGCGGCTTCGTGAAGCGCGGACGGATCTTGGTGCCGCCGGGGAACTCGCTGCGGATGATCCCGTCGTCGCCGCCGCCCGAGTAGCCGCTGATCGCGAAGCACGGCAGGCCGACCGGCCAGTTATGCACGGCCATCAGCGGCCACCCCGGTTCAGCGGCACGCCCATCATCCGCAGGGTGTCGTCCATGTCGCCACCAGCGAATGTCCGCTGGATCTCCGACTTCATGAAGATCCGCAGATCGAAGCCGCCGTTCTTGTTCGCCACCGGTTCCTCCACTCGATCCTCGTTGGCGCCCTTCACGATCGTCACGTTGAGCTGCGGCGGCTGTCCGCCACCACCGCCGTCGCGCTGCATCAGCGGCGAGACCATGCCGCCCTTGGACCCGGTGAGCAGGACCTGGCGCCCGCCGATCCGAAGGACCTCGGGGTCGCCGTGCTCGGTGATGTCGTAGGCGCTCCAGGGGCTGATCTGC